GATGATTATACACAAATAGCATTGAAATACAAAGATGGTGGGAAGCTAAAGAGTAAGTTAATCAAAAATGCTGATGATTTATTCGATTATGTATTGGACTTTTTAGATAAAAGTAAAGCCTTAACCGTTGCATTGGCACAAGGTGGCGATTTTATTGGTGGGGCTGATAATGGCAACTTAGAGAAAGGATTAGGAAGAAAAGCGATGAACTCGTTCTTTACACGTACTGAAAATAACTTGCAGTTTGTTGGTAGAGTTAATGAGGATGTTAATACATATACAAGTTTAGGACAAAAAGGTGAGAAACTATTTACGATATATAAAGCTGTTATAGAACAACAAACTACTCAAAAGAATAAGGGTGGAATGACTGAGCAATATTTAGATGCAGGAACATATGTAAAAAGCTTTTATAGTGTTATATGTTCTCCTAGCTGTGTTAAGATAGCCATTATGAATAGTAAGCATCCTAGAATACATCATAAAGTATTTTGGGATAGATGCTGTCCTAAGATATTAAATGAGGAGTATAAGAAATGAAAAGCTTTAGTGTATTTTATAAAGAAGTAAGTGGAGGAGAAGGAGATAAATGCAAGTACCCTACTCGATTAGACACTTATGGCTGTGGATGTCAGCACGATTGTAAATATTGTTATGCTAAGAGCTTATTAGATTTTAGAGGATTATGGAATAGTGAAAAGCCTGTCATTGGAAGTATGAAAGAAATTAAAAATGCTATTCTAAAAGCTAAAAAAGTGGAATTAAAGTTTTAAGGCTTGGAGGGATGACGGATTGCTTTCAACCTTTAGAGCTAAAGTATAGAACCACATATCAAACTATTAGATTATTAAATAAGTATAAAATAGGATATTTAATTGTTACTAAAAGCCACATAGTAGCAAATGATGAATATTTGGATATATATGATAAGGATTTATGTCATATACAAATAACTACAACTTGTTTAGATGATGAACTATATAAAAAACTGGATTATGAAAAAGCAAGTTTGCCTAGTAAAAGAATAGATGCTATTAAGAAACTTCAAGAAAGAGGTTTTGATGTTGCTATTAGATTAAGCCCTTTAATACCGGAATTCGTAGATTTTGATAAGTTAAATACTCTAGGTATAGAGAAGGCTATAATCGAATTTCTAAGGGTAAATACGTGGATTAAGAAGTGGTTTAATGTAGATTATTCTAAACATACTCTTAAAGAAGGAGGATATAATCATTTACCACTTGAATATAAGAAGGAAATATTAGAAAAAGTTAAGATACCTAATATAAGTATATGTGAAGATGTTAAAGAACATTACGATTATTGGATGGAGAATGTAAATCCTAATAAAGATGATTGCTGTAATTTAAGGAGGTGATTAAGTGGAGGAAAAAAAGAAGATAGGAAGGCCTAAAGCTGAGATAAATTACAAACTGGTTGAGAGCTTATCAAGTATATTTTGTACTGAAGAAGAGATTGCTACGATATTAGAAGTTTCAGTTAGAACTTTGCAAAGAGATGATGAATTTTGTCGTGTTTTTAAAAAGGGTAGAGAGACAGCTAAAATGAGCCTAAGAAGAAAACAATATGATTTAGCTGGGAAAAATCCAGCGATGGCAATATTCTTAGGTAAACAATATTTAGGCCAAAGAGATACAGTTGAGGTATCGCACCAATCTAATGGGGTATTGAGTGAAATGGTAGAGGCTTTAAATGAGTACAAAAAGAATAGATGAATTATTTAATCCTAAACAACTGGATTTTATGCTTAATGAGGATAAGAGAATTAACTTATTAACTGGAAGTGTAAGAAGTGGGAAAACTTATATATCGTTATTAAAATGGGCTGTATTTGTAGGAAGTATGCCTATCGATGGGGAGTTCTTAATGGTAGGGAAAACGATAACATCGTTAGAAAGAAACTGCTTAGGATTGCTATTAACATTGGTAGGAGATAATTTTAGTTATAGTAAAAACCAAAAATGTGGGATGCTATTTGGGAGAAAGATATGGCTTGAAGGTGCTAGCGATGAAAGAGCTGAAAGCAAGATACGAGGAATGACATTAGCTGGGGCTTATGTAGATGAATTAACTCAAATACCGGAAGCCTTTTATTCTATGTTATTATCGAGATTGAGTGTTAAGGATGCTAAATTGTACGCTACAACCAATCCGGATACTCCTAACCACTGGGTTAAGACTGATATTATTGATAATGAAGAGATAAATAAGGATGTATGGCACTTTACTTTAGATGATAATGTTATTCTAAAGAATGAAAATGAAGAATATTTTGATAATCTTAAAAAAGAATATCAAAGTATGGGAGGAGTTTTCTATGAAAGATTTATCCTCGGGTTATGGGTTTTAGCTGAAGGGCTTATATATAAGCAATTTGCTAATAATCCCGAGCTGTTTATAAGAGATGAGCCTATCGATGAAAATGGTAATAAGATAAATTTTATGATTATTTCTATAGGTATAGACTATGGAGCAACGCAAGGTGAAACTGAATTTAAAGCTACTGGAATTACAACTGGCTTTAGGGAAGTATGGACAATCGATGAAGAAAAATTGGCTGGATTGCATACTCCTGAAGAGATGTATGAAGCTTTTGAAAGGTTTTATTATAGAGTAGTAAAAGAGTATGGGAAAGTTACACACGTTTTTGCTGATTATGGAGCATTAGGGCAAGTATTAACTTATGGATTAGATACTTTTTTAAAAAGAAAAGGGATACCAGTAAGAGTACAAGATTGTATTAAAGGACAAATAATTGATAGAATTTATTTAGATTGCCAGTTATTTGCTCAAAAAAGGAGATTTATTCTTAGGAAGTGTAAATATCTTATAGAAGCATATAAACAGGCTGTATGGGATGAAGACAAAGCTGATACGAGGCTTGATGATGGAACGACACCTATAGATGATTTAGATGCCAGTGAATATTCGATATTTTGTTTTTATGATAAATTAATAGTAAGAGGAGGTTAAGGATGAAACTAGATGGATTTTTACAAAAAGAATATAACTATAATCCTGAAGTAAAGAATAATATTCAAACTTATATTACTCAATGGGAGAGTTGGTATAGGGGAAATGTTGCTGATTTTCATAATTATTATATTTACAATGGAAATAGAAAATTGAAACAAAAAAGATATACATTGAATATGGCTAAAGAAATTAGCGAAGATTGGAGTGATATTTTATGGAGTGAGAAATGCAAAATCTCACTTAAAGATGAAGCTTCTCAAAAAGTGTTTGATGATTTAACTGATGATTTAGATTTATATGCTATTATTAATCAAGCATTAGAAAAAAGTGGGGCTTTAGGAACAGTTGCAACAGTTACGAGTGTATATGATATAGTTCAAAATGAGGATAGTATGATTTTAGATACTTCGGAAGCTAAATTAAGAGTAGATGTTGTAGATGTAGATAATATATATCCTCTAAGCTGGACAAATAAAGGAATAACTGAATGTGCATTTGCTAGCGACCATTATTATAAAGGGGAAAAGTATATTGTATTAAGTGTACATTTACTAGATAAAGATATTTATAAGATTAAAAACCACTTATTTAGAGAAACTAATGGAAACTTAACTGAATTAATTAATGAGGATACATTAAGTGAGTTTGATACGAAGAGTAATGTAAAATGGTTTAGTATATTTAAACCGTTGCTAACGAATAATCTATTTGCTTCAAGCCCTTTTGGGATACCACATTATGCAAATTCTTTAGATAGATTAAAAGTAGTAGATTTAGCTTTTGATAGTTTACAAAATGAATTAAAGCTTAGTAAAAAAAGAATATTTGTTAGAGCTGATATGTTTAACTATGATAATGGAACTCAAAAGCTAACATTTGACCCCGAAGATGCTAGTATATACCAATTACCAACTGGAGCAACTAAAGATGATTTAATACAGCCTGATGTTGATAAATTAAGAACAGCTGATTATATTGAAGCTTTAAATACTAGCTTGAATGTTTTGGGGGATAGTGTAGGATTTGGAGAAAATCATTATCATTTTGATGGAACAAATCTTAGTACAGCTACGGCTGTTGTAAGTTCTAATAGTAAATTATTTAGAAGAAAGAAAAAGCTGGAAATTGGATATGAAAGCTCGATTTTTGATTTAGTAAATTCAATATGCTATGCTAGTTCGTTAATTGGGGATAAAATTAATAATCAAGATATGGTTATTCAATTTGATGACTCGATTATTGAAGATAAAGAAGCTGAAAGCATTAGAGCTTTAAGAGAAGTAACTAATGATATAATTAGTAGGCCTGAATATAGAACAAAAATCTTTGGAGAAACTGAAGAGATTGCTAATGAGAAAATAAAACAAATAGATGAAGAAATGAAAAAGCAAAATAATAATGATGAAGAGGAAGAGGAGGAATAAAATGGTATCATTATATAAAATTGAAAATACAAATATTACAAATGAAGGAAAATATATTAGTTGTGAATTAAGAGGTTTATCAACTGATGAAAAGCCAACAACATATGGTGGTAATAAAATAGCAAATGGTTCGGTATTTATTGAAATTGATACAGGCGACGTGTTTATTTACAATCAAGATAGTGAAGAATGGAATGAAGTATAATGGATTTATTTAGATATTTAATGACTAATAATGGCCATAATTATTTAAAAGATGATGATTTATTTAGTTATAAACTCGCCAAAGGAGGCGGTGGAGGTGGAACTTATGCAATTTTTACAGGAACATCAATTAGTGCGAACAATACAAGGAGGGGAAAAATGAAATTATCTCTATATGGTAATACAGAACAAGATAGTACAACAGGGATAAATCTATTAAAATTAAAAAATACTACAAGTGGTGGTTTAACAACAACATTAAATAGTGATGGTTCAATAAGTGTAAGTGGAACTGCAACTGAAACAGTAGCATATTTAGATACAGGAGAAAGTGTTAGTATAAGTGCAGGTGCATTAGTATTATCAATACAAAGCACTTTATCAGTCCCATTAAGAATGACACTTTATAATGGCTCAACAAATATAGGAACTATGACAATAAGTGCAGGGCAAACTTCTACTACTAACACACCTTCACAAGCAATAACGGACTATAATGTATATTTATATAATTTAGTAGTAGGAACTTCTTATAACTTCACAATTTATCCAATGCTAGAAAGTGGAAGCAGTGCAACAAGTTGGGAAAGATATACAGGAGGAATACCAGCACCAAATCCAGACTATCCACAAGATGTACATATAGTTAGTGGAGATAATACTATTAATGTAACAGGGAAGAATTTATTAAATTATGCTGATTTAAGTAATCAACAGTATATAACTATAGAGGGAGAATACATAACAATAACTAATGATAGTGGAAGTGCGATTTATCCTACAATTACTTATGTTACACCTTTAGAAGCAACAAATTATACATCTAAAATTGATGTAAAAAGTATAACAGCTGGGAAAACTCTATTTATTTATTTACAAGAAAATAGTAGCGATTATTCAGCGGGGCATACTATTACTCTTAACAGTGTGACAGAGAAAGTAGTTACTCAAACATTTAGCGATACAATGAAAAAATATATGCTTGTAGTATCGGCAGGAACAACAGTGAAATTAAGTGCTATGTTAGTAAAAGGTACATATACAAGTGAAACAATAGGAGACTATGCTCCATACACAAGAACGTCATATCCTATACATTTAGGAGAATACGAGTTATGTAAAATAGGAGATTATCAAGATAAATTCTTCAAAAACATACCAAATACAACTGACTACAAGAGTAATTTAGAAGATAATGAGTGGTATTTAGAAAAGAAGATACAAAAGATTACTTACACAGGGCAAGAAAGTGAATACTGGG